CTATTGAGCTGACCGTCCCCGACGTTGTCGTGTTGGGCTCCGGGGACCAATTGCATTTGCATTGCTATGAGAAACGCGCCGCGGGTGATCCCGCTGCCCAGCCGATGGAGTTGACGATATGGTGAGTTTCGGTGGCTACAACTACATGAAAGCCCCGTCGCAGGTTGACCCGCGCTTGCCGGTTTACAAGCCCAAAATGGTGACGTTACAGGGCGGAAAATCCAGCGAGGAAGACCAGCGCGAGATGCAGAAGAATCTCGCTGGTGGGCTGCTGATGGGCTACCAGTATCGGCCGCTGCAACGCCCCGAGCTTTATGGGACCAACCCATCCGCGGCGATTTCAGGACAGGCGCCGCTCCCATCATATTGGGAAGGGGGGCAGGGGCCACGGCCGCTCCCGCCTTCGGCGCAGGTGCCAGAGCCGCCGTCAGCTTATCATCCGATGCCGCATCAGATGGCGCAGAACGCTGCTATGCCAGATGGGTGGGCGCCGGGGATGCCGAATCCGAATATATCTGACCAGCCCAGTGGTGGATTACTCCCATACGGCAGCGGTGCCTTGAACCCATCAGGGGTCTATGGCGGCGGCCAGATCGCCCCGATTGATCCCGAGGGTGTGTTCATCCCCGACGACGGCACGGCGCCGCCTGACGTGCCAGAAGAGGAGCCAGAAGGCCAGTTCACCATGCGAGAGGTGATGGAGTTTGAGCGCGCGGCGATGGGCGGGAATTATGGGAACAACGAGCCCCCGCCGAGCGTCTTTAGCATGCTGGAGCCAGCCGGCAACGGCACGTTTAATTTCAAGCCCGGCGTCGGGCAAGGGGGTCAAGAGCATTTCACGATGGGACAGGGGGCCACGAGCTTCGAGGACTTTATCGACCAAAACACCGGCAAGCCAGTCACCAGACAGAAGCGCAACGCCCTTATCCAAAACAGCCTGAGAAGCGTGGATAACAGCCCGTCATGACGCCAGAATCCGCTGACCTTCGCGCTGGCGACGCGCAAATGCTGATCGATCACCCGCTGCTGATTGAGGCATTCCGGGAGATGACGACGGCTTACACCGATCTTTTGTTAAAGGCGGAAGACGAGCGCGGCGTTATGCGGTTGCGCGACGCTTTGAAGGTGTTGCGCCAGGTCGAGGCCCAGCTGCGCAGTTTCATCGATACGGGCCGACTGCATGGTCGCGCGGCTCGTGAAATCCGAGGGAAGAGGTTGACGATCATATGAGTGACGAGACAATGGACGAGCCGGCTGGGGAAGCCCTGGCCGATGAGCCGGAACAATCCCGGCCATTTAATAGCATGGACGAGGCCGCCGATGTGATGCGGGGCTTTTTCCCAGATGATGAACCGGCCCAGGAGGCCGGGGCAGACACGCCAGAAGAGGGCGTGGAAGAGGCGTTGGACCCCGAACCAGCCGTCGACGAGCCTACCTTTGAGATTGAGGTGGCCGGCGAAAAACGGCAGGTGCCGCTGTCTGAGTTACAGGCGGCGTATACGGACCAGTCAACGCAACAGCCGGCTGACCCGGCTTTCACCGAGGCACAAGTTCAGGCTCTAAACCAAGGAAATGCAGAGCGCCAGGGGCAGGACGAGTGGGCGCAACAGGCCAGAACATATCTGACCAGCCCGCTTCCCGAACCGCCAGATCCGGGATTACGCGAAACCGATGTGGTTGAGTATCTGACCCAAAAGGACGTGTGGAACCAGGAATTGGCAGACCGGCAACAATTGCAAACGCAACTCCAGGGCGTTGAGGCCCAGCGTCATCAGGAGGCCGAGCAATCGCATCAGCGTTTATTGGCAACCGAGTGGTCATCCCTCCAGAAGCATCACCCAGATATCACGACCCCCGAACGGTACAAGAGCTTCACGGCTGAAATCCATGAAGTGGCGAAACATTACGGGTTTCGAGACGAGGAAATGCTGAATTGGTGGGACCACCGTCAAATCCGAATGGCGGCGGATGCGTTGAAAACCGTGCGAGCTAACACTGCCGCACCGGAAGTGGCCAAGCGGGTGGCAAGCAAGCCGCCAGTGCTTCGGCAATCCGGGCGAGTGGCGGCCGACGGGGCGCAAACGCGAGCTTATAAGGAGGCCAGGACGAGACTTCGCAAGACCGGCACGAGGCATGATGCCGCGGCCGTTTTCCGAAATTTTGTCTAATAGGAGGCCATCATGGCCCTAATCACTAATGCGTTTACTACCTACACCGCCGTCGGCAATCGGGAAGATCTCAGCGATTCGATCTATGATATTTCCCCGTCCGACACGCCGATCATGAGCGCCGTCGGTAAAAGCAACGCCACGGCCGTTAAGCACGAGTGGCAAACCGACTCGCTTGCGACTAACACCACGGCAAACGTGCTCCTCGAGGGCGGAACAGTCACGGCGGGAGCCTCGACTGCGACAACTCGCGTGGACAATTACTGCACCATTTCCTACAAGGCGCTGGCGGTTACCGGCACCCAGGATGCGGTGAACACCGCTGGTCGTGCGTCCGAGCTGGGTTATCAGCTTGCCAAGCGGGCCAGCGAAATGAAGCGCGACATGGAGACGATCATCACCGCCAATCAGGGCTATAATGCTGGCTCTGCGACGGTTGCTCGTCAAAGCCGAGGTCTTGGCGGTTGGTTGTCAACCAATGAGAGTCGGGGAACCGGCGGTGCCGCGGCGACCAGTGCCACTGCGGTGGCAACGGATGCCAGCACTGCCAATCGGCGGGCCTTCACCGAGGCAATGCTAAAGACCGTCATTCAGTCAACGTATGACTCGGGCGGCGATCCTACTCTGCTCTCGGTTGGTTCGTTTAACAAACAGGCGGTCTCCGGGTTTACCGGTCGGACGCAAGCGCGTCAGATGATCGCTGAAGATCGCATCCAGGGCGCAGCCGCTCTGTATGCTAGTGATTTCGGTGATTTGAAGGTCATCCCGAACCGCTTCCAGCGGGCTCGTGACGCTTTCGTTATCTCGCCGGATTACCTCGCGGTGGCGTATCTCCGGCCGTTCGCGGTTGAAGATTTATCCAAGACGGGGGACGCCTCCCAGAAGTTCCTCCGGACGGAGTGGACGCTTGAAGTCCGCAACGAGGCTGCGCATGGCGTGGTCGCGGATCTGACCGAGGCGTAAGCAAAGACGCCGGCGTACCTCCTCCCTCGCCGGCGACATGGGGGTCTCCCCCATTCGGCGGGCGGTGTCGTGGAAACATGGCGCTGCCCGCCCTTTATTTGAGGTGATCTTTGAGCCACAAACAGACATTCCGCGAGGCACTCAGCCCGACCGCGACGCGCGTAATCATTGCCGACGGCGATGATCTGCACGTTGGTGTTGAGGTCGATGGCGATGCCATGCGCGATACCGCGAGCTTGCTGCGAGAGATGAATGATGCGGCGCCGCTGCACACCGATCTCCGGTTGGCGGCGATCATTCCCCAGGACGTGGTCGAGCGGTCTTTCACCGAGGGCTGGTTTCACGACCGGGCGGCTTGGAAGGCTTGGGCGAATGACCCGCAGCACCGCGATCTGCGAGTGTGGGGCGGCGAGCTATGACCGAGCATAAAATCCGCGTCCTGGTGGCCATGCCTAACACCGGGATGGTGACGGCCGCGACGACCGCTTCTTTGGTCGATCTGATGCAGCATTTTGATAGCTCGACGGCGCCTTGCGAGAAGGTCGCCCGGTTGGTTACGGCGCAGGGGTCGATCCTGCCCGAGATCAGGCACCGCCTGGTTGCCGAGGCGTATGAATTCGATGCCACACACATGCTTTGGGTCGACAGCGACATGCGCTTCCCCAAGGACTCGCTGAACCGGCTCCTGAACGCCGGGAAACACGTCGTGGGCGCCAATTACGCTCGCAAAGAGCCGGAGTGCCGGCCAACGGCCTCGGCGCTCTCTGGCGAGCCTCTGGGGGCGCTTGCCGCGGGCCTCGTCGAGGTCGAACATATGGGGTTCGGGTTGCTGTTGGTCGCGATGCAAGCCTATGACGCGCTGACCTTCCCGTTTTTCAATTTCGAGCCTATCCCGCCGGCCAACGTCCGTTTTCTTGGCGAGGATGTGACGTTTGGCAAAAAGCTCAGAGCTGCTGGGGTCGGCATGTTTTGTGACACCGATTTGAGCCGGCACGTCCAGCACGTTGGCTCGCATCGATATGAACTCCAGCCGGATATCGAGCCGGCGACCCCCAAGCTGCAATTGGTGACCTGATATGGCAATCACGACATATGCCGAGATCCAGGCGGCCGTGGCGAATTGGGCCAACCGCACGGACCTAACGTCGGAGATTCCGGACTTCGTGACGCTCTGCGAGGAGCGGATAAACGCCAAGCTGCGCTGTCGCGAGATGGTCGCGCGGATCACATCTCCGGCGGCCGAGTATATGGGGTTACCGGATAATTGGGTCGAGGCGCGAGAGGTCAAGCTGACCACCGACCGCACAATCGTGCTGGATTATTATTCGCCGATTGCCATTGATAAACAGTTTCCTGATGACGGGGCTGGCCAACCAAGCGGGTTCACGATCATCGGCCCGCAAATCAGGTTGCTGCCGCCACCAAGCGGAACCTATACGGTGGAAATTGCGTATTATCAGCGGCTCGCCGCGCTATCCGATAGCAACACCACCAATACGATCTTGGAGCGGTTCCCGCGGATTTATTTATTTGGTTGCCTCGTCGAGCTGAACAATTTCGTCATGGATACACCATCGTTGCAGCGCTACGAGGCGCTCTTTGACGAGGCCATCACGACGGCTAACGCTGCGGATCAAGCCGCCACTCACGCGGGCGGTACTCTGCGTGTGACGCTGGGGAGCAATGTAGTATGAGCACGACATGGACTGACATCGCCGACAACACGGTAACGACAGGCGTTGCGGCCCAGGCCGCAGCAAGCGCTACGGCATCGGAAACTAGTGCGACCGCATCGGCAACCAGCGCCACGGCCGCCGCCGCCAGCGCCGTAAGCGCGGCCGCTGAAGTGGTTTTAGCAGAAGCTCAAGTAGTTTTAGCGGAAGCTCAAGTAGTTCTGGCCACAAACCAGGTGGCTGCGGCCACCGCTGCTGGTGCTGCTCAAGTAGTTCTAGCCGCAGCCCAAGTAACGCTTGCAGAAGCTCAAGTAGTTCTAGCAGCAGCTCAAGTAACATTGGCCACCGCCCAGGCAACCGCTGCTGCCGCCTCCGCGGCGAGTGCGGCCGCACATTTGGCTGCCTTCAACGCTATTTACCATGGATCCTCGGCTACCGCGCCTACCGCGAGCGTCACAACCGGAGACCTTTGGTTCGACAGCAGTGCCGATGCCATGAAGGTTTACGACGGCTCATCCTGGGTAGCTGCCTATGTGAGCGTATCCGGGGCCTTGCTGGTGGCAAACTCTCTCAGTGATGTCGCCTCGGCCTCCAGTGGCCGAACTAATTTGGGGCTGGGAGCCCTGGCAGTCCTGGCGACCGTCAACAACGCGACGTGGTCTGGCACTGATTTAGCCGTGGTGAACGGCGGCACCGGTGCGTCGGACACGGCCACAGCTCAAACAAATCTCGGGCTGGTTATTGGAACCAATGTCCAGGCTTACGATGCCGATTTAACGGCTCTGGCGGGCCTTTCCAGCGCGGACTCCAATTTCGTTGTCGGATCAGCCGCTGGCTGGGTGGCCGAGTCCGGGGCTACGGTGAGAACCAGCCTGGGCCTGGGAACCATGGCGACCCAAGGGTCGGGGGCCGTAGCGATCACCGGCGGCAGCGTAGTCGGAATTACAGACCTTCTCGTCGCCGATGGTGGTACGGGTCAAGGCTCATATCTGAACGGTGAGCTGCTTATCGGCAACACCACAGGGAACACCCTTGCCAAGGCGACGATTACCGCTGGCACCGGAATCTCGGTGACCAACGGGGCCTCGGCTATCACGATTGCCAGCACCGCTTCCGCCGGGATCTCGATGGGCACCGCAATTGCTGCGGCGATAATATTCGGGTGATCTGATGACATACATACCAAGGAGAATATAGCATGGCAGCCCCGAATATTGTGGCAGTAGCCACCATCACCGGTAAGATTTGGTATGACGCTCTAGCGGATACCAATTTGACCAGCCTGGTGCTCAATCCTGCGAGTAGTGGAAAAGTGTTTAAAATCAACACGTTAACGGCTGCAAACGTCGATGGCTCAACTGCGGCCAGCGTGGACGTTAGTATACATCCGTCAACGACGACTGCTGTTGGGTCTACCGTTACCAGCACGGGATATCACATCGGAAAAGGGGTTCTCGTCCCTGCGAAGGCCACTTTGGTCGTGATCAGTAAAGATACCTCTATATATCTGGAGGAGAGCACTGTTTTGGCTGTCAAATCGGACGTGGCCAATGATATTGATTTTGTCGTTTCCTACGAAGAAATCTCGTAGTATGGGGCATTATGCAAAAGTCGAGGATTCTATAGTGGTGGCTGTTATTGTCGCTGACCAGGAATTCGTGGACACGCAGGACGGCGCCTGGATTCAAACGAGCTATAACACTCGAGGTAACAAACATTTCGGCCCAGACGGACTGCCCGATGGCGGCGTTGCCCTTCGTGGCAATTTTGCTGGTACTGGCTCTTTCTATGATGCAGATCGCGATGCATTCTATCGGCGAACCCCCGACTACCCGTCTTGGCTGCTGGATGAGACCAGCTTGACTTGGGAGCCTCCCGTGCCTCGACTTGATGACAGAGATGGGTACAAGCAATTTTGGAGTGAAGAGGCCCTTTGCTGGGTCGAGGAGGAGATTTAAATGGCACCGCGCAATTCAAGTGGACTAATCGGCGGAACCATCCCTCGAAACGAGCGGGTTCATGTGTCGGTACCTGCCCGTGCGGGAGCAGGTGGTGGAATGGTATCCCTGAGCACCCTCTATCAGCAGGAGATGGAGCCGCGAGACCCGGTGACCAAGGGCGCATACACTGCGTATCAGACCTCCTCATCGACTGGAAAATCGGAGGCCACTGGTGGCCGGGCCATGTATGTACCACCCGTCGACAGGGTGACACTCGACGTTTTCATGGTCGGCGGCGGCGGTGCAGGT